CGAGAATTTTGTTCGAGTAACGAGGAGTAACGTGGACTTCGATCTTATGCGCCGTATTGAAAACCTGCGGCTACATATGAAGTACCGAACTGGTCGGCGCTTTACACGGGGTCGTCCAGTAGGCATGTTCTTCTCTGGACCTTCGGGCGCCGGGAAGTCGCCTCTCGTTGAAGAGATGATTCCCCGTGCACTGTTTCCTTATCGCGAAGTTGAGAATATCAAGGAGCTCAAGTATGCGCTCCCTCGTTTCTCAGATCACTGGGATGGTTATACGGGGCAGTCGTATTTCGTGTTTGAAGAGTTCTACACGGTGAACGATGAGAGCATCCGTGCTAAGCATTCGGAGCTGCTTTTGAACATTATGAGCAGCTCGACCTTTACGGTTCCGAAAGCAGACCTAGATACGAAAGGCACGCATTTTTCGTCGAAGTATTGCATGTTTACGAGCAATATCTTCGCGGAGTTAAAGGACAAACCCGCGATTACGGCGAAGGTGCTGTCGGCTCTGGCTGATCCCACAGCTTTTGCCAGCCGTTTCAAAGGCTGGTATAGAGAAGACGATGGGACTCTCACTCCTGTGTCCACCATGTTTTATTCATGGAAAGATGACGGAGACTTGCCAAATGACAAGAACCTAAAGTTCCAGTCCGTCAATCTCTCTTGCGTTGACGGTGCATACGTGTTTACGCGTGACGATCGGAGGACCTGGACGTTTGACCAGGTGGTGAGAATGATCACCGTTACAGAACTTGAGCTACGGAAAGGCGACGAACGTTTTGATGTAGACTCACGTTACCGTCGTATGCGCAAGGATGAATTGAGTAGGGATTTTGACCCTCTTCCTGTGGTGGTAGGGATCAAGAACTTTATGACGCACATCCGGCTCACTAAGATGCGCGAAGGTTGGGACCGAACAGAGCTTGAGCTTGCTCTGAATCAGCAAATGCGCATACTCTTGGCTGCTGCGCAACCATTGGGCGAAGAAAGCGATTTGGACCGCGCGTATGCCATGGTGCCAGAGCTCATTGATTCAGTCGATGTGCTCAAAGGGTATCCTACGAGGCCCGGTGGTGAGAGGCTCATTAAGTTCTTTGAAGAGGGAACGGCGTTTGTCTCCCCTCCAGGGTTCGACTACCAGTGGCTAGACGGTGAGCTGAATGCCCAGTGTAGAAGACGCATTAAGTTGCACCCGATGAATGCTAGGTCGCTGAAAGACAGACATGAAGCGTTTATGGCCACACTGTTGACGGCAGGCTTCAACGAGACGTTGACCCCTTCTATTTTTGCTGCCGCGTATGCGGAGTACATTGCTTGGTTGCGTCAGAACGGCTTCAATGTGTCGGAAATGCCACGGCTGGACGGAATTATTTCCTTCTTTTTCAGCGCTGATGGTGAACCCATTGATTTCCCTGCTATGGTCGAGGCTCTTGGACGCGTCGATCGGACAATCAAACGCCAAATACAGATAGGGAATGACAGGCGGGGAGACGGCACGCAAGCGTGGTCTCGTTCACCTTTTTCCACGCATCTAGATGCTACCGGAAGGCTGGCGGCTTCGCTTTATTTCGAGAATCCTACTTTGGCATGGGGTGCTGGAGTGCTGCTTTTCGTGATAGGTTATTACGGTACTCGGTTTGCGATACGCAAGCTGGTCGGTTGGTTTAACCCACAAAGCCCTGTGGTTGAGGCCACCGAGACTGCTACCAAACTCCTTGAAGCACAGAGTGCCGCAACTTTTGGTTCTAAGACTGACAAGCTGCCCAGAAAGACGGTGAAAGGAGCTACTACTGAAACCCCTTATATTGCGGTGGAAGCCCAAGGCATGGCGCTGTCGGGGGTTGTTGGAGCTAACGCTGTCTCGTTGATGGTGAGTGACGGCCAAGACGCGTTGATGTGCGCGGGCGTGGCGTTCTCTCCAGACATTATAGGTACCGCTGCCCACAGCTTTAGAGGCTTGATCGATTATATTACCGACCCTGCAGCCCCCAAGAAAAACAGGGGTGAGTGGACGGTAAAGTTGAAGAGAGCAAACGACGTTGAATACGAGCGTGTGCTATCAGCGGAGGATATTGTGTGCCTTCCGTTGTGGGACCTTGTATTTTTTACGCGCGAAAACTTTTTCGGGCTCAGCGAAAAAGGAAACAAGCTGGGCCTTCAGCCGTTTAAAGATCTTAGGTCGCATATGCTGACGCGCAAAGACGCCGAAATTGGTTTCGGCCAGTACACTGGCGCGTATCGCATGAACCCTAACGACAAAGACCAATATTCCGGTGTTGGCTTCAATGCTGTGCTGCGGTACGAAACCTATCAGTACAACGTGACGAGCTGGGGGGCAGGCAGTGAGCCGAATGGGCTTGCTGTCGTTTCGACACAGACGGTGGGCATCCGCGGCTTACCTGGAAGTAAAGGCATGAGTGGGTGCCCTTATGTTGCCATGGGGAAGAAGCCCGTGGTGCTAGGCCTCCATGTCGCGGGGGTGAGCGGCGAGATGAACAGTTTTTCGTCTGTGAGCGCTGTGATGCCTGTCACTGTTGAGACCCTAGGGCTGGTCGAAGGAGTGTTTCAGCGTTTGGAGCCCCAAGCGTTAGGTATACCACGTGAGTGGTTTGACGGCACGCGTTGTAACCAGATACGCGAACATGGGGGTAACCTACCCGTCGCGACGACGGTTAAATTCCGCCGGGTCCTTGGTGACCATGAGCTTGCTGAGATCTTAGGGCCCAACGAGTTTGCGCCCGCACCGATGCTGCCGGTGAACGGGACTTCACCTGTGGCCAAGCAGCTTGCCAAAATGCGTCCGACTCCACCCGGTGTTGACGCAGATTTTATGCAGCTCGCGGATGAGGTGTACGCCGACATTGTGGATGGTCCAGTTGTTGCCCCAACCGTTACGGAGTGTGTGGTTGGTATTGCTGGGACTGTAATTCCGATGGACCTCAACACCAGCGCAGGGCTATGTCTGGTTGATGGGGAATATAAAACCATGGGAAAGAAATTTGACTACGTGCGTAAAGATGGTGACACCGTGGTGTGGTCAGAGCACGCTTTGATTCAGAAAGATGTAAATGATAGTCTGGCCGCGATCGAACGCACTATGGAGGGGTCGGATAGGGAGCGGCTCGTCAACTATAACCAGATGATGTTGAAAGCCGAAATCCTACCGGTGGAGAAGGTTGCTAGTGCAGGTACGCGCATTTTTAGTGCGTGCTCCTTTGCACATCTTTTGATTTGTAAAATGCTATTCTACCCTATGGTCATGCTCCTGCGACACGCAGCACGGGACCGTGAGGGGTCTTCGTTCCCCTATGGCTTGAACCCGTATACAGAATGGGAGCTCGTTGAGCGTCGTTTCGCGTGGTTCGCCCTGACTTTTGGTGGGGACGTTGAACGCTTCGATAAGAGCATGCCGCCGGGTGTTATTGCGGCGGCTTTTCACGCGATGACCTTGCTGTTCCGGACGAGAGTCTTCCCCAGGTTTAGGGGTAACTCCAGTATGGTAACACGGGCCATTACAAGCTTGTATGCTTTCGCTGGGCGTACAATGCCTGTACTGGACCCTGTTGCCTTTTGGGAAGCTGGGATCCAGTGCACCAGCAACGAAGCGCAGGACCCCATTTTTGTCCTTGGACCGTGGGAGTTCCATGCCCCCGGAGTGTTGTCCTCCGGGTACTGGCTTACTAATGCTCTGGGGTGTGCATGTATGAAGCTGTTACAGTTACACGTCTTCTACCGAGTAGTGCCAGGGCTGCGGTATCGAGACCACGTTAAGGACTCAATAAGTGGCGACGACCACAAGAACTCGGTGTCTGATGCAGCGCGAGCTTTCAACGCGCGCAGCATGAAGGTCGAGCTTGAAAAGTTGGGAATGGGTTACACTGCGGCGGACAAGTCTGAAGTGAAAGACGAGTTTGAGGAGTGTGACTTTCTCAAGCGCACAACCGCACATGTCTTTGTTGATGGGAGTCGGCGCACCGTTGGCGCTCTAGGCCTTAAAAGCTTGGCTAAAATGGTGTACTGGCAGGAGGCGGGTATGACACACGATGACCTCCAGCAGGTGACCAATGCTTTCAGCATTGAGATGGTGCCTCATGGTCACAAAGCTTATGAGAAAGCAGTGCACGCAGTTGCAAGAGTGTTCAACACACGACCACTTGCCTACAAAGATGCCTTACTCGTTTACCGTGAGAGTGGTGGCTATGCTGAGGTCATGGGCCTCGGCACTGATCCCTTTGCCTAGGGATTCGTTGCAGCCTGCCCGGCCAGCAGGCTGCTGATTATCTATTTGCACGGGTGGCTACCGTGCACAATCATCGCCTACGTAGCGTGGGGACACGCTGCTACCTTAAAACTTGGCGCAAAACGTCAAGAGTGCGTTGTTGGCATTATAGGTTTAACGCACTCACATGGACACAGCTTTTGGTGCCAGGCTGATGTTCTTTCAGGCACTAATGACAACGTTACAATGACAGCTGATGTAATAGAAAGCGAAGCGACTTTCCCTGACCAGAAGGTAGGAATTCCTGAAGGTTTGAGGGAGGAGTCGCTCCACGACATTTTGTGTCGTGAATACATGACAAATCGTTTTACTTGGGCGACTACGGACGCCCAAGGTACAGTATTGGCCTGCTACCTTTATCCGGATCAATTGTTTTCACAGCCTACTATCTGGGCTAAACTACAGCGGTTCCGGTTTATTAAAGCGGACGTTAAAGTCCGTCTAAAAGTGACGGCTGGACCATCCTACGGAGGCGCTCTCCTCGTTTCATGGTTGCCTTTTTATGACCCTACTACCATAATTGGTAAAACGAATGAGTACTACGGGAAGATGGGCAACTTGTGGGCGCAGGGTTGCAACCCCTCCGTGGTGCTGGATGCCTCCGTGGATGCGGAGCACGAGTTCACAATCCCGTGTCGTATCCCTACAAGATTTTTGGATATCGACAAGTACGTTGACTCATCGGCTAAGTTGCTGAAAGGGTTTTTTGGGTGCGTGGTGGTGCGTGTGTTAGTGCCTCTTACTGCACCAGTTTCTGGGACCCAGTCGGCCAGAGTGGTTGCGCATGCGCGGTTCCAGAATGTCGAGGTTAACGGGCCCCATGGGCTAGACCGGGCGGCGTACGTCGGGTTGGGAAATCTTGCCACGTCAGTGGTTGCCAACGGTAAGAGCCAACGGGAGCAGAAAGCCAAAACGGCGGACGGCATCATCTCTGGTGTCGCGGAGCGGTTTGCTGCCGTTTCCCACGGCCTCAAACGTGTACCAATCATTGGCGGGTCTGCAGATGCTCTTGGCTACATTGCTGACATCATCGGACAAGCTGCCTCTGCAGCGGGTTTCGATAAACCATTCGAAGCCAAGCTGAGTCAACCTACACACCCGCGCTCGGTGGGCGATGGGCACTTGGCGGCGGGGTTAGACTCTTCGATTTTCATGGGAGCCTACCCGGCTAACGAGGTTTCGGAGGACCCCTCGCTTGTAGGGTTAACATCTAATGACGCTGACATTGGCGAGATTGCCACACGGCTTTTTCCCGTGCAATCCTTTACGTTCACCGGCACCAGCGAGGATGCGAACATCGCTATTGGGGTCACTCCGCAGTATTGTAAAGCAGATGCGCCATCCGCAACCTACACTAACGGGGGGGGTGCGCAGTTGGCGCGTTACTATAACACCCCATTGTCATGGGCTGCCCGCTTCTTCCGTTACTGGAGAGGCTCGATGAAGTACCGCATTGCTTTCTTCACTAGCGGAGGGACAACGGCACAGTTTGCGGTGAGCTGGGTCCCACTCGCTTCTGCCACTGACGCGGCCGGCGGCGACTACATGAGACGTGTGGTCGACGTGAACGGCAGCACCTCGCTCGACTTTTCTATACCCTATTGCTCGGACATGCTTTGGAAGCTGTCAGGCCCACCCTTGTATCTGGTCTCATCTTCGACTTTCCCTGGATATTGCACTAACGGGTATTTGAGCATCAGGTGTCTTAACCCCCCGCGGTCTGCGCAGGGAGATACAGCATCTGTGACCATGGTGGTCTGGCAAACTTGTGGAGAGGATCTCCAGTTCGCGGCTTTCGGTGAAGAGCACTATACTTCTGTTTCGACGGTGTTTGCGAACTCTGGGAGCGTTCCACTCATGACCGCTGACCTTGTGGGTTCAAACTACGGAGTTGGAGTCTTTGAACCTCTAAGCCGCGGTGACTTCGCTATTGACACCGGGTTGTGCATGGGAGAGACTTTTCGCAATCTGATTGCAGCCTCCCATATTTACCAGTTGACGGGTACTGGTGGTGCAGACGACAACATGCCAAATTACATGCGAGTCTTCACCAATTCCACCCAGACGACCATCGCTGACTCCAGCGGTGCCGATTCCCTGCTTGACATGACGGCAGGTGATCGTTTGAGTCAAATGTTCATGTTTAAACGCGGCACGCGCCGGTTTCGGCTGGTAGCACCGCCCTCAAATTCTTTGATCAGTGTTAGCTTGCCTAACACTGCGGGCGCGAACGACGTGCCCAATTCCGCGGCCATGTCCTGGCCACCCATCCATGCTGGGGGAGAGCACTCTTGGGAAGTGCCCTACTTTGTACCCTGGCTCTTCGAGGTCAACAGAACCTCCCTGTGTGGGACAAATGGACGTCGCTATTATCCATCAAGATTTATGCTTGTGTATAACCACTCGACCACTGACGTTTCAGGCGTCGTCTTGCAGTCCGCTGGAGATAATTTCTCCATGGGCCTGTTAAGCGCTCCACCTTCGACGTTTGCGGTAAAGTACCCGCCTCTTCAGTCTGCTGACGAGTCGCCGGGGCTCTACCCATCCTAAGGGTCGACGAAGCAACATCGTTAAAGTGACATTTTGTATGTTTTTATGTTTATGGACATAATTTCAC